GATGAAGCTTATGGCTATACTTATGACACCTCAACAGGAACTTGTAGGGCGTACACGTATTCAATGGACACTCAAAAAGCAATAAGTAATGAAACAAACTTTATTAAAGGAACAAGAAACTTAACGGAATCATCTACAACTAACACTATGATAATGGGGCAGGGTAATATTACAAAAGGTGATAATAGAAGTAACATTATAATTGGTAGTAGTAATGAGATAGCAAATGGAGTTAATAATGTCACAGTCTTTGGAACTAAGGGGAATGTTACAACAGACAACTCAATAGTATTAGGGGGCAATCAAGGAACAGACATATTAGGCGAAAGACAGGCAATACATTTAATGTATGGAACACAAACAACGCAGGGATCAGAAGTGGATAGTTATCTAAACAACTTAACAGATAGTTATTTTCAACCACCAAATAATTCAATATTTTATTTTCATGCAGATGTCATAGCGGTAAGAGTAGCAGGTTCGGCAGGAGAAGGTGCTGTTGGTGATTATGCTTCTTGGGTAGAACGTGGTGTATTAATAAACCAATCAGGAACGCTGAGAATAAATAGAGAAAAAGATGCAATTAAAAGTAATGGGGTTGTAACAGATTGGAGACCCCGTTCAGATGTATCAGGAAGCAATTTTATTATCCATGTTAGGGGTGAAACAGACACAACTATTGAATGGAACTGTTACGTAAGAATGACACAAATACAAACAAGTGTAGCACTATAAAAAAATAAGTTATGGAAAAAGAGGAATTAGTATTAGATGTAAAGACAAATATTGGCAAAACAACCAAAGAAACGAAGGATTGGGCTAAAGAACTCGAAGAAGTAAATGAGCAGATAGTAATACAAGACAAAGTTCTTATTGACTTAGAAAAAGAACTGTTAAAACTTAAAAAAACACAAGATTCTATTCCTAAAGGTGCATATTATGCGGGAATGTCAGATTTAAACAAGAAAATTGCCAAGACAACAGCAGAAATAAAATCTGAAAAGCTTGGTTTAAAAGACTTGAAAAACCAACAAAAAGAAGCAACTACTGAAACAAAAAAATTCAATAAAGCCCAAAAGGAAACAAACAAACAGGCTGAAGATAGTATAGGTAATTTTAAAGTAATGGGTGTTTCTTTGAATAGTGTTAGGGCTGCTATGGTAAAAGTTGGCACGACAGCAAAAGCCATGTTTGCTACTATTAAGGCAGGAATGATAAGCACAGGAATTGGTGCCCTTATTGTTGCTGTTGGTTCTTTGGCACAAGCTTTTACAAGATCAGAAGAAGGACAAGACAGATTCCGAAGAATAATGGCAGGTATAGGTGCTGTTACATCACAGCTTTTAGACACTTTGGCTAATTTAGGTGAAACTATTATTAAGACCTTTACAAACCCAGTAGAAACATTAAAAAGTTTTGGAGAAGATATTAAAACATTTATCCAAAACCCCATAAAAACTTCTATTAAATTTTTTAAAGATGCAGGGAAGGCAGTAAAAGATTTTATTACTCAAACAAAAAGTGAAATAGATGCAATGGACGAAATCACTAAAGCTCGACAGAAAGCATACAAAATTGAAAGACAATTAAAAAAAGATAGAGCTAATGCTGATAGAGATATAAATGACATAAGGTTAGAAGCTGAGGATAGGGAAAAGAACAATGCTACTGAAAGAATTAAGTTGCTTAGAGAAGCCCAAAAAATAGAGGAAGATATTACCAATAAGGAGATAAGGGCTAAAAGAATACTAATCCAAGCACAGAAAGATGAAATGGCTTTGGGTAAAAATCAAAAAGAGGATAAAGACACATTAGCACAATTACAAGCTGAATTAATTAAATTAGATACTAAAAAATTAAGAAGCCAAAGACTACTACAAACGCAAATCACAACAGCCACAAACGAAGAAAAAGCTTTAAAAGAACAAAAGATAAAAGATTTTGAAGCAATGGAAAATCAATTAGCTGATGAACTTGCACGAGAAAATGCTAAGCTAAACCAACAAATACTAGATGACGCAGAAGCAGTAGCTAAATCTCAAAGACTTATAGATGAAAAGACAGCCGCTGCAAAAATAAATACACTACAAATGACATCTGACATAGCTATGAAAATAGCAGGTGAAGGAAGTGCAGTAGGAAAAGCAGTAGCAGTAGCTATGGCTATTATGAATACAAAAGAAGCTATTACAGCAGCTTTAGGTGCAAAACCTTATGGTCCCTGGAATATTGCACAAGCCGTTGCAACAGGTGCGTTTGGAATGATGCAAGTAAGAGATATATTAAGCACACCTACTCCTGGAAATGAAAGCGGTGGTGGTAGTATATCAGCAGGTTCAATATCAACAGCAGAAGCAACACCTCCTGCTCCTCAAATGATGGGTGGTACTTTTGAATTAGGGGGTGGAATAAAACCTGAACCTGTACAAGCTTATGTTGTAAGTGATGACATAACAAACAATCAAGACAAATTAGCCGCAATTAGAAGAAGGGCTACAATTTAAAAATCAAATATATTAACTAAAAATCTATTATATACTATGCCTTGTAAAAAATGTAAAGACGGAAAAGTAAAATGGGGAGAAACAGGAGAGTGCGAGTATGATACTATCGCTGAATGTGAAGAAGCCAACAAAGACTATTACGAAAAGACTACATCTATTGTAGAATTGGTTATTGATGATGATAGCCAAGAATTAGCTATTGATGCTATAAGTCTGGTAGCTTCACCTGCAATTGAACAAGACTTTGTTTTCTTTGGTAAAGAGAAGAACAACTTAACTTTCGCTAAAGTAGATGAAGAAAAGCGTATGCTGGTAAGTCCTGCTCTAATCCCTAACAAGCAAATTTTCAGATATGATCCTAATACTGATTCAGAATACTATGTTTATTTTAGTCCTGAAACAGTTAGAAAAGCATCTGAATTGTATTTAAAACATAATAATCATCATAAAGCAACCTATGAACATCAAGATAGAGTGTCAGGGGTTTTAACTGTTGAATCTTGGGTAAAAGAAGGTGATAGCGACAAGTCTAAATTATATGGCTATGACTTACCTAATGGAACCTGGTTTGTTAAGATGAAAATAACAAATGATGAGCTTTGGTCTAAAGTAAAAGATGGCGAACTTAAAGGTTTGTCTATTGAAGGGTACTTTGTAGATAAAATGCAAAAGATGTCAGAAAAAGCACCAACTGATGAAGAAATACTATCAGCTTTAAACGAGATAATAAAGGAAAATCAAACAAAATCAAAATAAATCTATTATATAACAGAACCTAAATAAATTACCATGGATATTAAAGAACAAATACTAGTAGCACTTGGCTTAAATAAAGCCGAAGAAGAAGTAAAATTGGCTTGGCAAGCAAAAAGCGAAGATGGTACAATCTTTGTTTCTACTGCTGAGGAATTAGAAGCAGGCGTAGACATCAGCGTTTTAACGGAAGATGGAACTACAATCCTTTTGCCTGTTGGAACTTATAAAACTGACACAGGCGTATCTTTTAGAGTTGAAGAAGAAGGTGTAGTTGGAGAGGTTATTGAATCTGAAACAGAAGAAGAAGTTGAAGCTTCAGAGGAAAAAGAAGAAATGGCAGAAGTTAAAGAAGAAGAATTAGGAGAAGATAGAGGTGAAGATGATGATGAAGTTGCTGCTGATGACTGGGCAGGAATGGAAAAGCGAGTGAAAAACCTTGAGGATGCTATTGCTGACCTTAAAGCTAGAATTGGTGAAACTGGTGATGTAGAAGAAATGGCAGAAGAAGTTGTTGAGCCATCTACAAACCCAAAGACAATCAAAACAACAGAAGTAAAAGAATTTTCAGCAGACGAAGAAATTGAAAAGTTAAAAGCTGAAAACGAAAAACTAAAAACGGAATTAGCAGAATCACCTGCTGATGCTCCGATTAACACAAATAAATTTAGCTCAGAAAGAACTGTATTATCAAGAAAAGAATACGGCAAACTTTCTAAGCAAGAGAAATTTTTATATAACTTATACAATTAAATAATTAACAATTAAAAAAAGAAGAAAATGGCAATAGATGCAACGGCAAGTAATTATGCAGGAAAAGCGGCAGGATTTTATATTTCTGCGGCACTTCGTCAAGCAAACTCAATGGAGTTCTTGACAATGATTGAAAACATCAAGTACAAAAGTAACATCCAGAAAATGGCAAATACTGGAATTGTAAGAAACGCAGAATGTAATTTTACTGAAAATGGAACTTTAACGTTAACAGAAGCAGTTTTAACGCCAAAGAACCTACAGATAAATACAGACATTTGTAAAAAAAGCCTTTTAGAGTCTTGGGAAGCGGCAGAAATGAGAGCAGGTGCAGGTGCGCCACCTCCAGCATCTTTTGATGACTATGTAATCTCTTACTTAGGTGAGATTATTGCAAATGCAACAGAGGTTTCTATATGGACTGGAAATGATGCAACACAAGGTGAATTTACTGGTTTTGTAGGTGGAGGTGTTGGACACTTAGTAACAGACGGAACAGTAGTTGATGTAGCTAACGACGGTGGTGCAGGTGTTGCTTATACTGCAACTAACATTATAGCAAACTTACAAGCGTGTGTGGCAGCTATCTTACCAACAGTTTACACAAAAGAAGATTTGTATATATACATGAGCCCAAAGACTTGGAGATTATACATCTCAGCAGTTTCGGCTTTAACTTCTTTTCCTTTTGCAAATATGAATGAGGATTATACAAAAGTATTTGAAGGAATACGTTTGGCAGTTTGCAACGGTATGAAAGATGATGTATTAGTTGCAGCAGAAAAGTCTAATCTTTTCTTTGGAACTGACTTACTTTCAGATCAAACTAGAATACAATTAATGGATATGTCACAACTAGATGGCTCAGACAATATGAGAGTTGTAGCTAGATACTCAGGTGGTACGCAAGTAGGTGTTGGTGCTGACACAGTATTAGTATCGTAATAAACTTAATTAATAGAAGTGGGGGTGTAAAAACTCCCACTCCTTTAACCTTTAAAACATAAAATAATATGGCTTGTACAGCACTTACACGGGGTAGAGGACTTGATTGTAATAGAATATCAGGAGGGGTAAAAAAAATATTTTTCTCAGTATTTGATCCAGATGTATCTTATACTTATGATGCAACAAATAAGTTAGAGATTGATGCAATTGATTGGAACTCTACCACAATTTATGAATATGTTATGCCGCTTGGGGTGGCGAGTGTTACAGACACTATTGTTGGTAGTAGGGAAAATGGTACTATCTATTACACTCCAACAGTAAACA